TCAACTCGTGACGAGGCCCAAGATAAATTTATGACGTATGCAAAACATGTATACGAGGGTTTTATAGAGGGGACCCATCACCGAATTATCGCAGAAAAGCTCGAGAAGATTGCTCGGGGGGAGTTAAAAAGACTGATTGTCAACATGCCGCCCCGACATTCTAAATCAGAATTTGCGTCCTATCTCATGCCATCTTGGTTTTTAGGTAGAAACCCAAAATTAAAAATTATTCAAGCTACAATGAACACGGAACTTGCTGTAAGATTCGGTAGAAAGGTCCGTGACCTAATTGCTGATCCCATTTACAAAGAGATCTTCCCTAATACGGATCTAAAACCGGACAGCCAAGCGGCAGGTCGTTGGGAGACTAGCGCTGGCGGGGAATATTTTGCAGCCGGGGTGGGTGCTGCAATGACTGGCCGTGGCGCTGACTTGTTAATTATTGACGATCCGCACTCGGAACAAGATGCTTTATCCTCGACAGCGTACGATAATGCGTACGAGTGGTACACTTCTGGTCCTCGACAGCGTTTGCAGCCGGGGGGAACCATCATTATTGTCCAGACCCGGTGGTCCAAGAAGGATATTACCGGGAGGTTACTGCAAGCACAGCAGAAAGACATTATGGCTGACCAGTGGGAGGTGGTAGAATTTCCTGCAATTATGCCTTCGGGGGAACCATTATGGCCTGAATTCTGGCAAAAAGAAGAATTACTAAAAGTAAAAGCCTCGCTGTCTATTGGTAAGTGGAATGCCCAGTGGCAACAGAATCCTACCTCAGAAGCAACCGCTATGGTCAAGCGGGATTGGTGGAAGGTGTGGGAGCACGATGATATTCCTGATTTGGACTACGTCATCCAGTCTTATGATACTGCCTATAGTAAAAAGGAAACCGCTGACTACTCTGCAATTACAACTTGGGGAGTATTCCAGCCATTTGGTAATGGTGACCAGCACCTTATATTGATGGATGCCAAGAAGGGGCGGTGGAACTTTCCTGAACTAAAGGCCATTGCACAGGAAGAGTATGAATATTGGGAGCCCGAGTTGATGCTGATTGAGGCGAAGGCTTCGGGTCAACCACTAGCTGACGAGATGAGGTTACTGAACCTCCCTGTAGCTACATTTAGCCCGGGCCGAAAACGTGGGGGCGGGGGTATGGATAAAACAACCCGTATGCATATTGTGTCTCCTATATTCGAGTCGGGAAAAGTATGGTATCCTGAAGGCGAGAAGTTTGCAGAAGAAGTTATCGAGGAAGTAGCGTCATTCCCCAATGGCGAACACGATGACTTTTGTGATAGTATGACGATGGCCTTGATGCGTTTCCGTCAGGGTGGCTTTATCAGTCTGAATGGCGAAGAGTTTGAAGATGACCCACCCCGCAAAGCTAGAGAATACTACTAATGGCTAAAGCCCCGACAAGTTACGCAGGCAATCTCGCTCGTGCCATTGGTCAGGGGGTAACCTTCGGCTTTGGCGATGAGCTCGAAGCTGGTGTTCGGTCCCTGATTGGTGACAGATCCTACGACGAAGAAGTCGCGGACATCCGTAAATCTATATCTGAATTTCGTGACACTAACCCTATCGCTGCTTATGGCTCCGAGATCGTAGGTTCGATACCCACGGGTGTAGGACTTGCTGGCCTAGCTCTTCGTGGTGGCTTGAAGGGTGCAGCAAAGATCGGTGCTTTAGAAGGTAGCATCTACGGCGCTGGTGAAGGTGAGGGGTTAACTGGAACCGCGACCAGTGCAGCTTTGGGCACAGGACTTGGCGCTGCTGGTGGTAAGGTTGCTGAAAAGGCGTTCGAGGGCATAGCTCCTTTACTGGGAAAAATCATGAAGAAAACCCGAGGTTCGGGAGCCGAGGTTAAAGGTTCTGGGGCCGCTGAACTTGAAGCTTCGCCCTCGGACCTCGGTCCTTTGGTTCGCGAAGCTGGGTCAGATGAGTTCGTGCCGCTTGAGAAGACGGTTGGCGCGCCGGGGACCCCGGGCGTTGATCGCAGTGTCATGAACAACCCGTTACATAGCGAAGAGATGGCAGTGTTTGGCGATGATTATTCGCCTCTTGAGAGTGTGTTGTTGAACGCTGAAGAGACTCTTGGGATGGGTAAGAAGGGCTTTACTGGCGAACAGATGGCTTCGAGGTTGAAGAACGCTGGTATTAAAAATGAAGAGCTTGAGGCTTCTGGGATTGCTTCTTTTATAAACGAGAACAAGACTGTTAGAAGATCTGCGGATGATTATTTAGAGTATTACAATCAAAACGCTCCGAAGATTGGTATGGAAATAAACGCCAATGATGTAGCTGGTGGGAGTCAGCAGATAGTAAATCTGCCGCCGGGCATGACAAAGTACGAAGAGCTTGTATTTTTTGATCAGGGGGTGCGGAACAACCCGGATTTCTCTCCTGCGGCCACGCCCTATAATTTAGATCACTTCCGTTTTGATACGCAGGCTCCTATAGGTATGGCTCGTGTGAATCAGCTTGACGATCCTATTACTGGTGGCAAGGCTACGGTTGGTGGTGAATATCAGTCAGATTTGACTGCGGATTTAACGAGGCAAGCACGAGGTGAAGAGACTGGTGTAGGGGAAAATTTAGTGGAGTTGACCCCGGAACTTGTTCGCAAGTTTAAAGGCTTTGACGAAAAGATTCAGGACCATCCTAAATTCAAAACGCTGCCTGATATAAATAATCAAATTCTTACCATTGATTCGGAAATGCGTTCCAGTGGAACACTCGTAAATGAAGCACAGCGCCGTGCCTCAGATCTTGAGTATAGGTTTGGTGTTGGTTCGGAAGATCCGACGGATGTAGTGCGTGATGCCAATTCGCTTATAGGTATTTCTATTGGCCCTGACAATCAATTAGCTTCTCCGTCAGAAAAGTTAATGGCTGGTTTTAACATGATCGACAGGGCAACAAACGCATCGAAGGCGGGTGTGTACGAAAGCATGCCTCTTATTAAGGAATATGATTTCAGTGACGATGTGGTTTCTGCTGCAACAGACTTGGGCTTGCGTAAGGTAAGCACTGAAAGTTTAAGCACAGGTGACAGGGTAGCGTTTATACAAGAGAACGAGGCAGTCTTAAAAGAAATACTGGGTATACCGGCTGACGCAAAAGTTGTGGGGGATATGCCTCGTGGATTAAATACAGTACAAGCCGTTGCTTTTGGTGATAATCAAAGAAAAATAGATGCTCTCGCAGAACTTGTGGAAAATGTTGCTACACAGTTTAGAACTGCCACATTTCCTACGGCATCGATGATATCTAGAAGTTCTGAAGTGATGGATAACATAGTCCCCAAAGCAACTAAAACTGTAAAAGATAGTATGAAGCAGGTTAGATCTACGCACGAAGACTATTTGAAGGCAAGAGATGATATGTTTAAAGTTTATGCTGATTTTGACAGCAAAAAATTTGCTAGAGACAAAGCTTCCAAAGAGCGTAGAGATATCATAAACGACGCAGTTGATGACACAACTGAGAGCGCCACAGATTCAGCTTTATACAAACAGTATAAGTATGAGACAGAAGGCGACATAGCCGGGATGACTGACCTAACTTCAGGTATAGATACGGATCTAGAGGCTCGATTTGTCCCCAAGAATCCGTTTAAAACGAACAGTCAGGCTATAAAGTATCAGGTCAACAGAGCTATTAAGCATGCGGTAGACACTGGTTCAGACCGTTATTACTTCCCCGACTACCGAGATATTGCGGAAGTGCCAGATAGACTGGGTAATGCGATCAAGAAAGCCCAAAAAGACGGGGACATAGAGCGGCTAGAAAAGCTAATGAAGAAAAGAGATGCGTACAAAGCCACCTATCAGGATGTTCCAGACACAATTATTAAGGAGCTACAGAGGCAATACCCTGATCTTAAAACGGGAACTGTTGATCCGAAAGATCTTGGGTATATAGGTGAAAGTGATATCCCTGCTGTTCAGGCAACCAGACCTATGCGGTATATTGATCTTGCGCCTATGAAGGGAGAACCCGGATCTAACTCTACTTTTGCGGTCCGCAGGTACAAGGACGGTGGCAAGGTTGACTTACGTTCTGGTATCGGTGATATATTTAAGGTATATTCATAGGATGCGAACAGACAAACAGATTATGGCGACGGCGTTGAAGAATATTCAGTCTCTTACGGATGCTGAGTATGATCGTTATATCGAGATCAAAAAAGAGCGCTCGACACAAACCAGACGCAATGGCGGTATGATCAAGGGCTTCAGCCCTATTGCCCGTCCACAGAGATTTAAAGGAATATTCTAGTATGGCATTACCTCCACAGATGGTTGAGTCTGCAATGGGTGCTGGTGGCCCCGGCATGACTATGGAAGAACAGATGACCGAGGTCCAAGTACCTATGGAAGAGTTACCGGCTGGTATTGAGATGGTTGGTGATGAGGAGTCTGTTGAGGTTGTAGCTGAAGAGTACGATCACAACGCAAACTTGGCAGAGGTTCTTGACGATTCTGTTCTTGGCTCTTTGTCCTCGGACCTTGGTAATAGTGTTGATGAGGACAAGTCGTCCAGAGAAGATTGGGAAGAGTCTATTTCAAAGGGCTTGGTGCTGCTTGGTATTAATTATCAGGAGCGCAACGAGCCGTTTCTGGGTGCTTCTGGTGTAACACATCCGCTTTTGTCGGAGGCTGTAACGCAGTTTCAGGCGCAGGCTTATAAAGAGATGTTGCCGCCGGGTGGTCCTGTAAAGACGCAGATTATAGGGCAGCAGAGCAAAGAGGTTGAGGATCAGGCCCAGCGTGTCAAGGACTTCATGAACTATCAGATCACTGAGGTGATGGAGGAGTTTGATCAGGACACTGATCAGATGTTGTTCTATTTGCCGATCACTGGTTCCACCTTTAAGAAAGTTTATTTTGATCCGACACGGCAGCGGGCTGTGTCTAAGTTTGTTCCGGCTGAAGATTTGATTGTGCCGTATGCTGCATCAGATTTGCGTACAGCGGAGCGTTACACACATGTTGTTCGTATGAGCGAAAATGAAATCCGTAAGTTACAGGTAGGAGGTGTATATCGTGATGTTGACCTATCTCCATCAGAAGATGACGAGTCTGACACAACAATTAGAAGCAAGACTGACGAAATTCAGGGACTCCGTCCGGGATACAGTGACGAGCTTTATACTATATATGAAGTCCACGTTGATCTTGACCTTGAGGGATTTGAGGATCTGGATGAGATGGGTGAGCCTACGGGTATCCGCTTGCCGTATATCGTCACTATGGACGCTGATTCGGGACAGATTCTCTCGTTAGTACGGAACTATCGTGAGCAGGATCCGCTTCGTCGCAAGCGTGATTTCTTTGTTCACTACAAGTTTTTGCCGGGCTTTGGGTTCTATGGCTTCGGTTTGTTGCACATGATTGGAGGGTTGAGCCGTGCTGCGACATCTATTCTCCGCCAGCTTATCGACGCTGGCACGTTATCGAATCTACCGGGCGGCTTTAAGGCACGGGGCGTTCGTATTAGAAATGACGATGAGCCTGTTAACCCGGGTGAGTTCCGCGATCTTGATGTTCCCGGCGGTGATATTCGCAATGCTCTTATGCCGCTCCCGTACAAGGAGCCTTCTGCAACGCTGGGTCAGCTACTCGGGGTGGTCGTTGATTCGGGCAGACGATTTGCACAGGTTGCGGACACAAAGGTCGCAGATGTCAACTCACAAGCTCCCGTGGGAACTACAGTGGCACTTATCGAGCAGGGATCTAAAGTAATCTCAAGCATTCATAAGCGCCTGCATTACGCTCAGAAAGCTGAGTTCCGTATGTTGGCGGAGATCTTTGCTAATAACCCAGTGCCGTATCCATATCAGATCGGGCCTAATATCGACCCGCAGATTATGGCGCAGGACTTTGACGGGCGTGTAGATATTCTCCCAGTCTCTGACCCGTCAATCTTCTCTATGGCGCAGCGCCTGTCACTTGCACAGACACAGTTGCAGCTTGCACAGGCCGCGCCGCAGATGCACAACCTGTACGAAGCCTATCGTCGGATGTATGATGCGCTGGATGTTAAAAACATCGATGCAATTCTACCGGCACCGCAGCCACCACAGGCTTTGGATCCGGCAATGGAGAACTCGAATGCCTTGAAGGGTATGCCGAGTCAGGCGTTCAAGGAGCAAGATCATCGCGCCCACATTCGTGTGCATGCGTCATTAATTCAGTCTCCTGCCATTCAGGCGAACCCGCAAGCCTTTGGTATTTTGCAAGCGCACGTTCAGGAGCATGTGGCCTTGTTTGCGCGCGACATTGTAGAGGCTGTGCTGAAGAAGGGTGTAGACGAGGCGCAGATGGCTGGTGAGCCAATTCCTCAGATCGATCCGACTGTGATTGACGCGATGATTGCCCAGCAGATTGCTGAAACACTTGAGCAGTTGGCGCCACTATTGATGCCGCCACAGCAACCAGATCCGCTTGTTCAGATCCGTCAGCAGGAGTTGCAGAACGACACTGCCGAGATTCAACGCAAGATGCAGAACGATCAGATGGATTATCAGATCGATCAGGCCAAGATGCAGCAGCAAATGGATTTGGCTATGCAGCGCCTGAATGCACAGATGGATGTAGCAAATCAGCGTAACGATGTGAATGTGTATCGTATTAATACGCAGGCTGAGTTAGCTCGTGACAGGAACCGTGGACAGTGATTATGTGGGACATGCACAACCGCACGACTAAAGAGCAGGCCGAAAAGAATCGGAGTGAAAAATGTTACAAGCGTTAATTGGTCCGGCGACTGAGTTAATTGGTAAGTTTGTTGAAGACAAAGACCAGAAGAACAAGTTGGCGCATGAGATTGCCACTATGGCGGAGCGTCATGCACAGGAGCTTGCCAAGGGTCAGTTGGCTATCAATGCTGAAGAAGCCAAGTCACGGAATATTTTTGTGGCGGGTTGGCGCCCAAGTGTGGGCTGGTGCTGTAGCTTGGCCTTATTTGCTCACTTTCTGGTCTTCCCGACTATGGATGTAGTGACTGCCTATATGGGTGTTGAGCCAGTGGCTTACCCTCAGTTTGATATGGATAGTCTGATGACTGTCTTACTTGGCATGCTCG